TCAGGTACTTCCGGTACTAGTGGAACCTCAGGTTCTAATGGTAGCTCAGGAACTAGTGGAACCTCAGGTTCAAGCGGCTCAAATGGTTCTTCTGGAACTTCTGGAACATCTGGTTCTAATGGTAGTTCAGGTACTTCTGGTACATCTGGCTCTAATGGATCAAATGGTTCTTCTGGTACTTCAGGTTCTAATGGATCAAACGGAAGCTCAGGTACATCAGGTTCTAATGGTTCTTCTGGAACAAGCGGTAGCTTAGGAACTTCTGGAACATCAGGTTCAAGCGGCTCAAATGGTTCTTCTGGAACTTCTGGAACATCTGGTTCTAATGGTTCTTCTGGTACTTCTGGTTCAAATGGATCAAACGGAAGCTCAGGAACATCAGGTTCTAATGGATCGAGTGGAAGCTCAGGAACGTCAGGTTCTAATGGTTCTTCTGGAACAAGCGGTAGCTTAGGAACTTCTGGAACATCAGGTTCAAACGGCTCAAATGGTTCTTCTGGTACTTCTGGTTCAAATGGATCAAATGGTTCTTCTGGTACTTCTGGTTCAAATGGATCAAACGGAAGCTCAGGAACATCAGGTTCTAATGGATCGAGTGGAAGCTCAGGAACGTCAGGTTCTAATGGATCAAGTGGAACTTCCGGTTCAAGTGGAACTTCTGGTTCTAATGGATCAAACGGAAGCTCAGGAACTTCAGGTTCAAATGGTTCTTCAGGAACTTCAGGTTCAAATGGCTCAAATGGTTCAAGTGGAACTTCAGGTACTTCAGGTTCAAATGGATCAAACGGTTCAAGCGGAACATCAGGTTCAAATGGATCTAATGGATCAAGCGGAACATCCGGTACATCTGGTTCAAACGGATCAAATGGAAGCTCAGGAACTTCAGGTTCAAACGGCAGCTCTGGTACGTCAGGTACATCTGGTTCAAACGGATCAAATGGTTCTTCAGGTACTTCAGGCTCTAATGGATCTTCTGGAACTTCTGGTTCTAATGGCTCAAGCGGTACATCCGGCTCTAATGGTTCAAATGGTAGTTCAGGAACTTCAGGTTCTTCTGGAACAAGAGGTACTTCTGGTACTTCTGGTACTAGTGGAACTTCAGGAACATCAGGCTCAAACGGATCAAATGGTTCTTCTGGAACATCTGGAACTTCAGGTTCAAACGGCTCAAATGGAAGCTCTGGAACTAGTGGAACCTCAGGGTCTAATGGTTCATCTGGAACTTCTGGTTCTAATGGTTCAAGCGGTTCATCTGGTACTTCTGGAACAAGAGGTACTTCTGGAACTTCTGGTACTTCAGGTACTTCCGGTTCTAATGGTTCTTCTGGAACTTCTGGTACTTCCGGTTCTAATGGTTCTTCTGGAACAAGTGGTACGTCTGGTTCAAATGGATCAAATGGAAGCTCTGGTACCTCTGGTTCTAATGGATCAAACGGAAGCTCAGGAACTTCAGGTTCTAATGGCTCAAGTGGAACATCTGGTTCAAACGGATCAAATGGAAGCTCTGGAACTTCTGGTACATCTGGTTCAAATGGCTCAAGCGGAAGCTCAGGAACTTCAGGCTCTAATGGAAGCTCAGGAACGTCGGGTTCAAACGGATCAAACGGTTCTTCAGGAACTTCTGGTTCAAGCGGTACATCCGGTTCTTCTGGCACAAGAGGTACTTCAGGTACTAGTGGTACCTCAGGTACATCAGGTTCAACTGGTACTTCTGGAACAAGCGGTACTTCTGGTTCTAATGGATCAAATGGAAGCTCAGGAACTTCAGGTTCAAACGGTTCAAACGGGTCAAGCGGAACTTCAGGTTCTTCCGGCTTAACTGGTAGCTCAGGAACTAGTGGAACTTCCGGTTCTAATGGTTCTAGTGGTACATCAGGTTCAAACGGTTCTAATGGTTCTTCAGGAACGTCAGGGTCAAACGGTTCTAACGGTTCTTCAGGAACGTCAGGGTCAAACGGATCTAATGGTTCTTCTGGAACTTCAGGTTCTAACGGTAGCTCAGGAACATCTGGTTCAAATGGATCAAACGGTAGCTCAGGAACATCTGGTTCAAATGGCTCTAATGGTAGCTCAGGAACTTCAGGATCTTCAGGAACAAGAGGTACTTCAGGTACTTCTGGTACTAGTGGAACTTCAGGTTCAAACGGTTCATCTGGAACTTCAGGAACAAGCGGTTCAAACGGTTCAAGTGGAACTTCAGGTTCTAATGGATCAAATGGAAGCTCAGGAACTTCAGGTTCAAACGGTTCTTCTGGCACATCAGGTTCTAATGGTTCTTCTGGAACTTCAGGAACCAGAGGTACTTCTGGTACATCTGGAACAAGCGGAACTTCCGGTTCAAACGGATCAAACGGAAGTTCTGGTACATCAGGTTCTAATGGCTCAAATGGATCAAGCGGTACTTCTGGTTCTAATGGCTCAAATGGTAGTTCAGGAACTTCAGGTTCTAATGGATCAAATGGAAGCTCTGGTACCTCAGGGTCTAATGGTTCTAATGGTTCTTCTGGAACTAGTGGAACTTCAGGTTCTAATGGATCTTCTGGAACATCTGGTACTTCAGGTTCTAATGGCTCAAACGGTAGCTCTGGTACTTCCGGCTCAAATGGTTCTTCAGGAACATCTGGTTCAAATGGATCAAACGGTTCAAGTGGAACGTCAGGTTCTAATGGTTCTTCTGGAACTTCAGGAACAAGAGGTTCTTCTGGAACTTCGGGAACAAGCGGAACATCAGGTTCAAATGGTTCTAACGGCTCAAGTGGTACCTCAGGTTCTAATGGATCAAATGGTTCTTCTGGAACTTCTGGTTCTAATGGATCAAATGGTTCTTCTGGAACTTCAGGTTCTAACGGTAGCTCAGGTACTTCCGGTTCTAACGGCTCAAGCGGAACCTCAGGTTCAAACGGCTCAAATGGTTCAAGTGGAACTTCAGGTTCAAACGGCTCAAATGGTAGCTCAGGAACATCTGGTTCAAACGGAAGCTCAGGAACTTCAGGTACTTCAGGTTCAAATGGTTCTAATGGCTCAAGTGGAACATCAGGTTCAAATGGTTCTTCAGGAACATCAGGTTCAAATGGATCAAACGGTTCAAGCGGTACTTCTGGTTCAAATGGTTCAAACGGTTCTAGTGGAACTTCAGGTACCTCAGGCTCTAACGGCTCAAATGGTAGCTCAGGAACATCCGGCTCAAATGGTTCTTCAGGAACTTCTGGAACAAGAGGTACTTCAGGTACTTCTGGTTCAAACGGTAGCTCAGGAACATCCGGCTCAAATGGTTCAAACGGTTCAAGCGGTACGTCTGGCTCAAACGGTTCTTCGGGAACTTCTGGTTCAAATGGTAGCTCAGGAACCTCTGGTTCAAACGGTTCAAGCGGTAGCTCAGGAACATCCGGCTCAAATGGTTCAAACGGTTCAAGCGGTACTTCTGGCTCAAATGGAAGCTCAGGTACTTCAGGTTCTAATGGTTCTAACGGAAGTTCTGGTACATCAGGTTCAAATGGCTCAAATGGATCTTCAGGTACATCAGGTTCAAATGGTTCTAACGGAAGTTCTGGTACATCAGGTTCAAATGGCTCTAACGGAAGTTCTGGTACATCAGGTTCTAATGGTTCTTCAGGAACTTCCGGCTCAAACGGCTCAAACGGCTCTAGTGGAACTTCTGGTTCAAATGGCAGTTCCGGTACTTCAGGAACACGTGGTACTTCTGGTACATCCGGTTCTAATGGAAGCTCAGGAACGTCCGGCACATCAGGCTCAACTGGAGCAAGTGGAGCAGCAATTAGTGACGGTTGGGATTGGGGTACTCCATTAGCCAGTACTAAAATTTATAGTAATAATGGTAATTTAGATGCTGCAACTTCTCTATTAAACATAGCGGAAGTTTCATTAACTTCAACCAATTATAGTGGAGTGTATCCATCAATTGGTACTGGCACACTAATTAAGACAAATGGTGGAATTGGTGGTCAAATTGTATATTATAGAACAACTGGTGTAGGTTTTGATACTGGAATATATTGGGAATTTCCAGTAACTTATGTTTCAGGTACACCTTGGACGCCATCTGCTGGCACTGATATTATTGTTGACATATCTGCTGCAGGTGTATCAGGCTCGTCTGGTACTTCAGGAACACGTGGTACTTCAGGTACTTCAGGCTCAAATGGTTCTTCTGGAACCTCAGGTTCTAATGGATCAAATGGAAGCTCGGGTACATCAGGTTCTAATGGTTCTTCTGGAACTTCAGGTTCTAACGGATCAAACGGTAGCTCTGGTTCTTCTGGAACACGAGGTACGTCAGGAACCTCTGGTACATCTGGTTCAAACGGTTCTTCTGGAACATCAGGTACTTCAGGTTCTAATGGCAGCTCAGGTACATCAGGAACTTCAGGATCAGCTGGTACTAGTGGTACAAGTTTTATATGGAAAGGTATTTGGGTTGGTGGTACTCTTTATGCGATTAATGATGTAATTTCATTTAACGGAAGTTCTTATATTTCTATAGTATCAAGTAATATAGGAAATAACCCGTCTACTAGTCCAGCGCAATGGACGCTAATGGCATCTGCTGGGTCAAACGGCTCATCAGGTACAAGTGGTACATCAGGCTCAAATGGTAGCTCTGGAACTTCTGGTTCAAATGGCTCAAATGGAAGTTCTGGAACTTCAGGAACAAGAGGTACTTCTGGAACTTCTGGTTCAAATGGATCATCTGGTACTTCTGGTACATCCGGTTCAAACGGTTCTTCTGGAACTTCTGGTTCTAATGGATCAAATGGCTCATCAGGTACAAGTGGTACATCCGGCTCAAATGGTAGCTCTGGAACATCAGGTTCTAATGGTTCAAACGGAAGTTCTGGAACTTCTGGAACAAGAGGTACCTCAGGTACGTCTGGTTCTAATGGGTCTTCTGGAACATCAGGTTCTAATGGCTCAAGTGGAACTTCTGGAACAAGCGGCGCTACTGGTGGAACTGGTTCTTCTGGAACTAGTGGAACAAGCGGAGTTTCTGGTGCATCAGGTACGGCTGGAACATCCGGAACAAGCGGTGGAACTGGTGGAACTGGTTCAAGCGGAACATCCGGAACTACTGGTTCTTCTGGAACTTCAGGCGGTACTACTGGAACTATTACATCAAGTACAGTTGACCGAATAGCCTACTTCTCTGCAGCAACTACCATAGCTGCAACAAATATGCACTACGATGTTACAAACGGCAGACTATCTATTGCTAATGGAACCGGTCCAACTTATCGATTAGAAGTAGGCGGCGATATTTATGCAACTGCTAATATTATAGCATACTCAGATAGATCAGTTAAAGATAATGTGAAGACCATCACTGATGCTCTAGCTAAGGTAACATCAATGAGAGGAGTTACCTTCACCAGAAATGATCAAGAGGATAAGACTCGAGTTCATGCGGGTGTTATTGCACAGGAAATGGAAACAGTATTTCCGGAAGTTGTATTTGAAAATGAGAATGGCACCAAGGCAGTTGCCTATCCAGCACTTGTATCAGTCCTAATTGAGGCAATCAAGCAGCAACAGCACCAAATTGATGACTTACGGGATCAAATTGAAAAATTATTATAAGTAATGCCGATAGACGGAACACCAACTGGAGTAATGGCGGTCGTTTGGGCGCCAGACGACAAATCTTCGATTGCTGCACTATTAACTCAACAGTCTGGGGCTTCTGCCAGTGTCGGGAATCAGATTTACCCAGATAAGACGGGCGCTCCTGAGTTTAGATGGAAAATACTCAGTGGTACATATGCTGGTACTTATGACATCAACCGAAATGACCCACAAGGATTAAGCTATTGGGCTGCAGCCAACGCAGTTGCAGGTGCAATTGGATTTGACCAGTTTTATAATTATCGACACTGGACTGATGAGCACACATATGACGGCGAAGTTATGAATAATTCTTCGTTTGACATAATGGTTGAATTAGTGATAAACGATGGAACCAGTGGTCCTTATACCTATTTTACTAATACCCCATTTAGTACTGGCCTCACGAGTATAAACGGTGGACCAGTTACATATTACTATCAGCACTTCATGCCAAATGCAGACTTTGAGCATACCATTAATTTAGACAATAGTGCACCATTCCCAGTAAACTTAGTGCAGCTTCGGCTAACTGACATTGATACTGGCTTTAATATTGCCGACTTTGTTGGTGGACCTCCAATATCGATACCTCCAGGCCCGATCTCGTTTTTCACCCCTGGATTACCATTTTTTAGAAGATATTCTATTACAATTGAAATTGCTCCATAATTAGTTAAAAACAAAAATAAATAAAATCATGACTACTAATATTCAAAACTATTCAATACTCGGCAAAACTGCAACCAGTATTAAATTTATACCCATGACCTATGAATTAGGCGCAACCTCAGTTTCTGTGATTTATCAATTAATGGATAGCGGCAATGCAATTATCTGTAGTGGTGCAGTTCGGTTAACTGATATATCTGATTGGGGTACAAATGATAGTGTTATTGTTACCAAAGTCTTAACTGCCCTAGGCTTAACTGCTGCATAATTTTTTTAAGATTACATAACCTTATTGCTAAACTTTAGTATAAAATAAAAAGTTTAGCAAAAGGCATGTCGATTAAAATTAAAGCGCACACCTCAATTATTGGGGAAACTGGATACAATTGTCATTCTAGAAATTTCTTTAAAGCCCTAAATTCTCTAGAAGATTTAAGAGTTGATGTCAGAAATTGGACAGTAGGTTCAACCTGGACGGGTTATAATAATGATGAACCTCATAATGATGAGTATTATATTGATACTGAGTTAAAAACAATCCTAACTCAACAAACTTTACAGACCCCAAACCTTTCACAAGAGTTTCCACTATATCAAAACTATCCAAATCCTGGAAAACCTGATGTTCACATTGTCTTAAATGATGTTAATCATAAATATTTTGGTGATAAGTATGATGGCCCAAAAATTGCCTATAATGTTTGGGAAACTACTAAATATCCAGAAGATTTTTTTAAACACTTACAAACCTTTGACCAAGTTTGGGTTCCAAGCAGCTGGCAAAAAGAGTGCACAATTGTCCAAGGAATTCGAGCCGATAAAGTAAAGGTTGTACCTGAGGGAGTTGATACCCAAATGTTTAAACCCATTTCTCGAGAGACCTCATTTCCAGAAGGTCGCCCATTTAGATTTGTTGTAGTTGGCCGCTGGGAATATCGCAAATCTACTAAAGAAATTATAAAAGCATTCATTGATACCTTTTCAGAAGATGAAAATGTTGAACTTATCCTAAATGTTGAAAATCCATTTGCAAATGACGACTGTTCAAATACTCAAGAACGTCTTGCCAAATTTGGCTTAACTCATAAAGGCATTAAAATACTTACTCATTTAAGCAAAGCTGACTATGTCAACTTATTACAAACGGCTGATGTATTTGTTTCTTGTGCTCGTAGTGAAGGTTGGAATCTTCCACTAATTGAGGCAATGGCCTGCGGTACCCCATCAATCTATTCTGATTGGGGAGCTCAATTAGAATTTGCTGCAGGTAAAGGTTTACCAGTAGCAACCCATGGAGAAGTTCCAGCTGGTGTTGCAAATGACGAATCTTGGAATCCAAATGCTCCAGGTAATTTCGTTGAGCCAAACTTTGAAGATCTTAAGCTTAGACTTAGAGAAGTTTATGATAATTATGAAATTTATAAAAAATCCGCGCTAATGGAATCAAAACAAATCCGAACCCAATTCACTTGGGAAAATGCAGCAAAAATCGCACAAGATCACATCCAGGACCTCATTCAACCTGAGGTAAATGAATACTCAACTGACTTTGCATGGGTGACCTGCGGTAACCTGGCCTATATGCCGATCATTCAGAAATTAGCTGAATCGCTATTGGAATTCTCAAACCGTAAACTTATTGTTTATGGAATTGACTGTGATGTTCCGTTTGACTATTTGCCAAATGTAATTGCCCGAAAATTAACAATTCCCTACTATTCAAACTATGATAAATGGTATTGGAAGCAATATGCCTGTCTTGCAGCCTTTGAAGAAAGTTTTGAAAATTTTGTTTGGTTGGATGGTGATATTATTGCAAACCATACAATCGATAAATTATCAGAGCATTTTGCAAATATCGAAAACTATCCATTAGCTGATATTCATGTACAGGAAGATTTTATTGGATATTATACAAAACCTGACGGTTCAAGAGGTCAGCAATTATTTAATGAAAATTTATGCAAAGCCAAAGGAGTTAAGCGTCTTGCTACCAAAGCCCATATTTGCATGTACGTATACAATCGAAATTGCGAATGGTGGTTTAATGAAATCTTAACAGTATATAAAGAAACTGATCTTGCGGACTATCCAAGTTTATTACAATGGAATGATGAAGGTATTGATAATTACCTAAGATGCAAATATGGTTATAATAGGTTTTTACCAATTTCAAATTTTGATGTTTCTGAATGGGACGGCGATTTACTTGGAACAACTGGCAAAGCAATGGAACACTTTATTTCTTTTTGGAGAGATCAAGGCCCTAAGAATTTTGGAAAAGTATACGGCTGGCAATTTATCCCAAAGAATAAAGACCAAATTCTATACTTTCATGGAAATAAAAATCTAGGCTTTGCTCAAATCATGATTGACCATATTAAAGCTCAAAGAGACCAAAATTTCCATGATACTGAATATTTCTTTGTTGCTAAGGACGAAATTAAAAATTTAGGTTCAATTAAACAAGTACAAGGTGGTACAATGGATATTGCCTATAAATACGGATGGGATTATGCAATTTATCATGAAATTTATAACTTAACTGATTATGAACATCCACACCGCTCAGAAAATCCAGTTGTTAAAATCCAACCAGGAGATGTAGTGGTTGATCTTGGTGGAAATATTGGAATCTTTACTCGGTATGCATATCATATGGGAGCAAGTAAAATTGTAACCTTTGAACCTGATCGTAGGTATTTTGAGATCCTAAAACAAAATGCGCCAGCAAATGCCGTCCTATTTAATGCAGCAATTGGAGATCAATTAGGAACCTTAACCTTAACTGAAAGTTCTCACTTAGGTGGCTCTAACTTATGGCATCAAAAAGATCCAACTGTTACTCAATACGACGTTAATCTATATACCCTAGACTATATTTTAGACAATGGTTTAATTGACCGAATTGACTTCTTAAAGGTAGATATTGAAGGTTCTGAAATTATTGCACTAAAAGGCATTAGTGATGCTAACTTAGCTAAGATTCGAAATGTTGCAGTTGAATATCATCATGAACACCTTAATTTTAATGAAGAATTACGTGATGAATTTATTGTCAGATTTAACAGATTAGGTTTTAATTCATACTTACTATTTTGCGGCCCTAATAATGCACTACAATTAATTTATTTTTGGAAATAATATGAGATCACTAAATACAATTGCCCTTTCTAAAGGCACTGACAAATCTTCTGAAATTCACAACTATTGTGTAAAATACGAGAAGTGGTTACCATTTAACCAATTAGAGCCTTTAAAAATTCTTGAAATTGGGGTATTGCATGGAGAGTCTCTTTCTACTTGGAGAGAATACTATCCAAATGCAACAATTATTGGCATTGATATTGAACCTTCATGCAAACAATACGAAAATCCAGATAAAAAGGTTTTTGTAGAAATTGGGTCTCAAGATGATGCTAATTTTTTAAAATGGGTTGCCCAAAAATGGGGACCATTTGATATGGTACTTGATGATGGGTCTCACATTAACCGTCATGTAATTACCTCATTTAATCATTTAATTGACCACGTAAAACCGGAAGGAGTATATGTAATTGAAGATACTTGCACGTCGTATTGGGAAGATTACGAAGGCGGTTTTAAACACCCAGGTTCCTCTATTGAATTTACAAAAAATCTAGTAGATGATATTAATTTTAATGGGCAAATGCAAGAAGAATTTTGGAACGTGCATGCTAGAAGAGAAGACTTCTTAACTAAACAGACAAAAGAAAAAGGTTTAACAATTCGCACTGATATTGAATCAGTAAATTTCCTAAATGGAATAACAATAATAACAAAAAGATAAGTAAAAATGGCACATCCTCAACAGCAAGAATTTTGTAAAAAAATGAGTGGTATTTTCCCAAAATATTTCACTGGCAAAAAAGTTTTAGATATTGGATCATTGGACATAAATGGCAATAACCGATTTATGCTAACCAACTGTAATTATATTGGATTAGACGTGGGAGAAGGCCAAAATGTTGATGTTATCCAAGTTGCTCATTTATATGATGCACCAGACGAGCAGTTTGACTTGATAATTTCAACTGAAGTATTTGAACATGATATGTTCTATGAAATGTCATTACAAAACATTATTCGAATGCTAAAACCTGGTGGAGCATTTATATTTACATGTGCTTCAATTGGAAGACCTGAACATGGAACCAGAAAGTCAGATGGAAGTTGGGCAGCTCCATTGCTTGCAAATATTTCAGAAGAATGGTCTGATTATTATAAGAACTTAACCGAAGAAGATATTCATAAAGTAAAAGGTTTTGACGAAGCTTTTCCAGATGGAGTTTTTGAATATAATTCAAACCCAGGCGATCTATATTTCTTTGGAGTTAAAGGTGGAATTGCAAATGACATAAAATACTCAGTAGATAATAGACCTTCAATAATTAGGCCGAATGAATATCCTGATGATATTTTTGTTGTTGATACTTGGCCAAATACTCCAGAAAAAGAATCTGACCTAATTGAGTGTATTAAAAAACTTAGAGAATTTTCAGGAATTCCAATCTTATTGGTTTCGCATTATGCAATTAAACCGGAAATTCAAAAATTAGTTGACTATTATTTGTATGATAAAGAAAATCCACTGCTATTAAATTCTGAATTTGAAGAATATAAAGTAGGCAGCGGTAGATGGTGTACATTTGGAAAAACTAGAGTTGATACAGAAATGGAATATCACCATGACTATGCAATTTGGAGATCAATGACACATGCTTTTAATTTCTGTAAATATCTAGGAAAGAAGATGATTCACTTTATGGAATATGATAATCTACTTGATACCTTTCAATATCGCCAAGCCTTTTTAGAAAGAGCTCATCAGCATGATGCCGTAATTTATGAATATCATGAAGGCTCGGTAACTGATACTCACCTAGCTAAATTTATGGCAACCTTTATTTTCTCAATTAAAACTGAGGTTGCCCTAAATATTATAAATGAAGTAAAAACAAAAAAGGATTACTTTATGGATCGCCCAAATGGTTGGCAATTAGAAAGAGTATTTTTACACTATTTAGAAAAACACGCTAAGGATATTTGGGTAACTAATTATATTGCAAATTCAAATGAATTAAATACACAAGCTGTTTGGAATAGAGATGGTATCCTAAGAGACGATGCTAAATTTCAAATTTATACAGCAGCTGACGATTTTAATAATTTATATTTACATCTAGTTTCAGGATTTCACGATGAACCTGCAACCAAAGATTACCTACTTGAAATTAAGTATAATGGAACAGTGCAGTTTACTACTCTTAAAAAGGGAGACTTTCTACTTATTAAATTAGGCGAATATCGTAAAGGTTATACAGTAACTGTTAATTATTTAGGTAAATGCGCATTCACTCAATTTTTAAATGATGACTTCCAAAATTTTGCAAAAATGAATCATGTAACAATTGATGGAGTTCAGGCACTACCTACCGTAAATCATAATTTAGTAGATGGACCGTTTGTTGAATTAAAAACTACAAGTCCAATGAAATATCAAGTAGACTTTATTGATAATGAAACTGACAAATTAGTTTATTCAACAAAATTAAGCGGCGGAGCGTGGGCAAAAAGTTCAATCAAATATTTTAAAGATTGGAAAATTAAAGTTACGGACCAGAACGGAAATCCAGTAATAATATTTAATACTGACCTAAAAGGCAAGCGTGTCTATATTCCACTAGAGTCAAAAGCACTAGGCGATACTTTAGCATGGTTTCCGTATGTTGAAGAATTTAGAAAGAAGCACGATTGTATTATAATCTGTTCAACTTTTTGGAATCAACTATTTAAAGATACTTATCCAAATATTGAATTAATTGAACCTGGCCAAATGGTAACTAATTTACATGCAATGTACAGAATTGGATGGTTCCATAATGGAGATAATATTGATCGTGAAAAAAATCCTAGAGATTTTAAATTAGGTCCATTACAAAGAACTGCAACCGATATTTTAGGTTTGGAATATAAAGAGGTTAAACCAATTATTAATTATCCAACTGGTCCAATAGTTAAGAAAAAAGTAGGCCTTGGAATTCATAGTACTGCTCAAGCAAAATATTGGAATAATCCAACCGGCTGGCAAGAAGTTACAGATTGGTTAATTGCAAATGGTTATGAACCTGTAATATTATCTAGAGAAGAAGACGGTTATATGGGAAACCGCAATCCGGTTGGAGCTGCTAAACTTGAAGCTGGTACAATTGACCGAGTAATTACTGAATTAACTGAATGCGCAGCATTTATTGGAATAAGTAGTGGATTAACTTGGCTAGCTTGGGTAACAAATACTCCAAGTATTCAAATCTCCGGTTTTACTGAACCTTATAATGAACCAGATGGCGATATTATTAAATTAGCTGCACCAACTGGAGCTTGTTCAGGTTGCGCAAACCGATTAAGGCTTAATGCTGGTGATTGGAATTGGTGCCCAGATCAAAAAGGTACACCTCGTCAATTCGAATGTTCAAAATTAATCACTGCTGATCAGGTAATTGAAAAGTTAAAGACAATTCTAATATAGATAATTCTATATGCTATTAAACGCCAGACAAAACAGTTTTCTCATAAACTTACCAATGGACTTCTTTAATGATGTAGTACAGCAAAAGTACAACAAATATTATAGAAGTCTGCTATTGCCATATAAGTCATTATCTGATTTTATGGCATCAACTATACAAACTGTGAATTTTCCAGGATTTTCTTCAACTTTACCAACTCAAATCCGAACACTTGGCAAGATTCAAGAATTACAGAGTGCAAAACCAATAGCTGATCAATTTACTAGAGAGCTTAAATTAACTTTTAAGTTAACTGATGCATACCTAAACTATTTTATATTTTTAGATAATGCGCTAAATTATTTAGAACCAGCAAATGTTAATCCAGAGAATCTTGGCAATAATTCATTAGGCCAAGCGTTAACGGTAAATCCAATCTCAAATGTAAATCATCCATTCTTTCATCCAATCCGATTAACTCTCTTAAATAATGAAGGTTATGCAGTTTCGTCTATTATTTTTAATAGACCAATGCTAAAGTCATTAAGTGAAATGAATCTATCATATTCATCAATAACTCCGCAGTTTACAACTTTCACTGCAACTTTCCAATATTATAATTTTGATCTGGAATTAGATTTTGACTAATTATGCATTTTGATCAACAAATCCAAAGCAAACTGTACAATAGTATTCCGACACGGTGTAATTAAAACTTACCATACTTACGGTACCGTCTATTCGAATAATATTATATCCTTCTTGTCCAGTAAACTGAGTGTATTGAGTTCCATTAACTGCATTTTGATAAGTGGTAGCAGTTTCCCAAATTGGAGTAAATGGCGCAGATACTTGAACTGGCACCTGTAATCCAGGATTACCTACGCTGGCAAATGCAACCAATGGATCTGTAACAGGTTGGCTAAATATTGCTGTAAATATTCCAGCTGATTGATTTAAAATTTGAATACCATCAAACGGTACTCCATATTCTTCTGGGAATGTATTTGCCGCATACATACCAGTATGCTGTTCCATACCTCCAGCGCTTTGACTAATTGTAATTCCAATTGAGTTTTGACCTACTCCTGATGCTGAACTTCCGGTAACTGAACTAATTGTCATCCATTGAAATCCTGAACTTCCAAAACTTGACCAATTATTCCAATATCCGTTATCAGTTAACCAGGTACTTGCAGCATTGCCGCTTATAAAAACTTGGCCGCTTACGCTATTTGCAACGTTAATGAAAGCTGCTTCGGTCAATGAGGTTGCTCTATTAAATCCAACTGATGCAGTTGTACCGAATATTGGAGTTGGGTGTAGTCCATCAGGCTGCGAATACGCAATAACATATCCCAAATCTTCATCAGGACCTTGCCACCATTGAACTCCACCAGGTGAAGTTGTGTAATCTTGGGCGTCTACGCTAATTGCTAGATCTCCAACTTGGTCAGTTCCAGCAATTGGAGAACCTGTATTGTATGCAAATGATTTTGAAGTTGACATTTGTTTATTTTATTATTTTAAGTATTTGGACTGTTTTGATCAACCCATTCAGTTTTAGTTAATTTATCACCACCTGGGCCTTTACGATTAACTTCAAATCTTTCAATAACATTTGAACTTTTACGTTTAGAAGTATGTTCAAAACTAGGTAAATATGTCTCAACGTCAACTGATAAAATAACGTTTAGTTTATTATTTTCAAGCATTGTAAACTTATAAGTCTTATCAACTGTTTCATTTGCCGGAAATTGAAATTGAGCAGGAATTCTTACTCCGTGATATTGAAAATACATTACCCGGTTTGAATAAAAAATATGTAACATATTTTCAGCAATCTTAAATGCTTTATTTAAGTTATCACAAATAATTTTAATATCGAATTTAATTGACATTGGAAAAGAAAATAGCTGAGCTGAATAGCCAGTTAGGATATTTTCATCATTTTCTCCTCTTTCAGGTTCAGTAAAACTACCCCTAACAAACTTATTTGTAATATCAGAAGGTTTAACTTGGAAGCTTGACAAAGTTACAATTCCTCTAGGAATAATATCATAGGTGCCTTCTGCTGCTGGAATGCGACAGTTATCTGGCAGGCCAATATAAAAATCCTTTAAGAAGCCTTCATCTGTTCCATAATTATAAAGAAATGGAACTTTAAAAGTTTCATTATGATCATTCCTTGCAATAATAATCTCCATTTCTCCGTTTAACAAATCAAGCAAGGCAATTGTTAAATTTCTTAGAAAAATATCGTCTGTGTTTAATGTTTTCATCTGGTTTATTTATTTATGTCCAGACTCAACTCTTAGAAAATAAAAAAGGTACCCAATGCTGGATACCTTTTTGTGGTGGAGATAGGCGGAATCGAACCGCCGTCCAAAAAACCTCTAATTAAACTTTCATTTACACGCTTAGTCCATTTTTCTAATTGGACGAAATATCTTATTCTTTAACGACTTAAAGTTAAAGTCGGTAACGGTTCGACTTGGCCGCTACGCCATGCTGGTTTTGCAACTTTGGTTAGTCAAGCAGTTGCCGCTTGGTTACTTATGCAGCTAAAAGCTCTTCAGTAACAGGAGTGTTAACGCCTTGGTTAACTAGGCTCCAGAAAGTAGTGTTGCCACTTATTGTTTGTAATACATTTTAACGAGTCTTAGCATCATCCTCGGCGTGCAAGCGTAACCGATAATTTCTGTCAAAACCGGTTATCCCCATATAATAACTATTATACCTAATTATTTATACAGGTGGTCTCTTTCATAAACGTTTTACTCTGCTGATAAATAACCTAAAAGAAGCTACTCCTTAAATGGCAAACCTTACTAAACAAAATACCAGTCTAAGGCTCTTTACTAGTTTAAATATACGAGTTAGAGATATTCTTAGCGAAACTATACAGTTCTTACAAACAAAGTTTAAACAGAGTCGTTCTGTATTTACTGCAGCTTCTCCATTTGGGCAGCTATTAATTGTTGTAGAAAACTTAAGTCAACTTATTTTTTATTATATTGAAGACTCAATTACTGAACTAAATATAAATGAAGCAAGTCGAGTTTCATCAATCTATTCATTAGCCACTTTGGCTGGCCATAACCCAAGTAGAGCAATTGGTGCAACTGGTCAAATCCGACTTGTTAGAAAACCCAATATTACAGCGCCGGCCACTAAAGTTGTGCTTAATAACCTATTTAGAGTTCGTTGTGAAAATAATGGACTTACCTATGCAATTGAACTTACTCAAGAAGAAGTTAGACTTGCACTAAGTGGTGCAGAAACTACTGCAATTTTTAGTATTCGTCAAGGCCAAATTGAATCCCAAACATTTACAGCAAAAGGTATTGCATTTGAAAGCTATCAAATGGGAGCACCAAACAATTTTTATATTGATAATTTTATCGTTAATGTATACGTTAATGGAGAGAAATGGACCAAATACGAGTCCTTATTAGATATTCCAAGAGGAGCAAAAGGTTTTCTTGCAAAAACCGGTATAACAAATGGATTAGACATCTATTTTGGTAATGGATCATTTGGTAAAATTCCAAATACCGGGTCAACCATTGTGGTTGAATACTTAAATACTGACGGTTCTTCTGGCAATGTTAAAGTTGATAATAATGCACAAGTAGTATTTTCTTTTGTTGATACTGGATTTTCTCCAATTGGGGAAGAAATTATAATGAGTGACTATTTTACAATTGTAACAATAAGTGCTCCAAATTTTGGAGTAGACCCAGAGGATCCTACCTTAACCCGATTAATTGCACCGCGAGCATCAAAAAGTTTTGCACTAGTTAATCTAGATAATTATGAAGTTCTATTGCAAAAAATGCAAATGTTTTCAACAATTAAAGTATTTCTAGATCAAGATTCAACTGGCAATATCCTAGATTCTAGAATGATTAATTTATTCTTAGTACCAGATGTTACCCAAATGTTTAAAAATGGAACTGATTATTTTAATTTACCAATCAGCAATTTTAAGTTAACAAATTTTCAAAAGAACGAGTTAATGAAATATGTTGAAAAATCTGGAACAAAAATGATTTCAACTGACTTAAAAATAGTTGATCCAAAAATTACCAGATACATTATTAATCTAAGTATTATTGCGTTTGATGATGTTTCTCAAGATATTGTTAAGTCTGATATTGCTGATGCTCTAGGTAAATATTTCATTAAATTAAAACGCCAAGATCGTGTTCCAAAAAGTGATTTAATTACAGTAGTTGAAGCAATTAATGGAGTTGATTCAGTTAGTATTAATATGCTAAGCGAGCTTAATGAACTTTATAGAACTGCAAATCCAGCAAGTGAAACTCTAGTAGGGCTTGATGATTTTAACGATATTATTATTGGGTTAGACGAATTTCCAGTAGTACGTGGAGGTTGGACTGATTCTCAAGGTAATAAGTATGCCGAAGGTTTATCCGACTCGGCACTAGGCGCACTAAATATTTCAATTAAAGCACAAGTTGCTCGTAAAAATACTGGAATTATATGATAAGAAACTCTCTATACCAAAAGGTGTATAATAGAAAAGACAAACGTCTTCATTTAGGTTATATGTATAAAGATAACTTAATGAAGCGAGTCCTTTCAAATCAAATGTTTGGAGCAAACCCAATACTAGATTCGTTTATTGCATATATTGAAGCTTACATATACGAGCATATTGAGGCAGTTAAACAAATTAAAATATTTGCAAATCCAGCGCTAGATAAGAATGAAAATCGACTAAACTAATGTATGGCTGGACCAGTATTCTCAAAGGAAAAAAAGGCTCAAATTAAGGGCGAACTTGAATCACTATTGAGTAGCTACTCAGGTGGACCTAATCAGGAAGACGATAATATTGATGAGCAACTTGCTGAAATTGCAGCAGCACCTCCATTGGATTTTATTGAAATGAATGCAGGTTTTGAAAAGCAGGCTAAAAATATTACCGACTCTCTTCTTTCGTTTTATGTTGATCTTGGCGTACTAGACAAGCATGAATATATTAAACAGAAACAGGTTCTTGATAATTCAAGTATTCAAAATATTTTCTTTCAATTAAAAACCATTCGAATGGCAATTGAAAAAATTGCTGAAGAAATTAATCAAGGAAATACTCATCCTAGACTATTTGAAGTATTTGGACAACTACAAGATAAATTAACAGCTGTTGTAAAAACTCAAGCAAATTATATGTTATTTCTAGAAGATACCTATAAAAAGGTAAATCAAGATATATCACAAAAAGAATTAGGTGGAACCGGCCCACAAGCAAGAGCAATACCGCAAAGTTCAAGCGATTACTACATCACAGCCGGTACAAAAAATTTAATAAAAGAAATTGACGCTCTTGAAATAGAAGAAGATACTTCTGATTCAAGACACTTAACTCACCCAGGTAGAAAAGCTGAAGTTATGATAGAAAGAGGCGTATCCAATGTTATTATTACAGAAGATAGCGATATTGATTATATGGATGACGTCAATTCATTAATATGAAAGATTTTATAGCAAATAGTGGAAGTCGAACTCAGATGAAGCTTTCTGACCTTGACCAAGAGAATAGTGCGATTTGGACAACAATTAAGGTGCAACAATTACTTGATGATTTTGAAAATGGGGCAATTGATATTAAAACAATCAAAAATTCTCCATTTAAAGACAATGATCCAGTTTGGAAGAAGGCAAATATTGTATTTGAATATACGCCAGAAGAACTTGAAGAAATCCGAAAATGTAAAGCTGACCCAGTTTATTTTGCTGGTAAATATGCTCAAGTAATGCAGGAGCAAGGTATTGAGCAAATTATCTTGCGTGACTATCAAGAAGAAATTATCAGGTCATTTAAGAATAATCGATTTAATTGCCTGATGGCAAGTCGCCAAATTGGAAAGACTGTAATGTCCGGTGTATTTATTGCATGGTACCTAATCTTCCATACTGATAAAAATGTTCTGGCTGTAGCGAATATTGCATCAACTACTAAAGAGGTTTTGGATAAGATTAAATCAGTACTTGAAAATTTACCATTCTTCTTAAAACCTGGCTGTATTTCAAATAACGTAATGTCAATGAAATTTGACAATGGCTGTCGATTAATTGGACGTACTACCACTAAAAATACAGGTATTGGTTTTACAATTCATGTATTATATATTGATGAGTTTGCACATATTAATCCATCGTATCTTGACTTCTTTTATCGAGCAATTTATCCTACAATTTCAGCCTCATCCAATTCAAAGATTATAATAACGTCCACGCCAAATGGTATGAACCGCTTTTACGATATTTACATGGATGCAATGAACGGTGCAAATACGTATGTTCCATTAAGAGTAGATTGGTGGCAAGTTCCAGGTCGTGATGATGCATGGAAGCAATCAACAATTGCAAACTTAGGATCAGAAGAAGACTTTAACCAAGAATATGGGCTACAATTCTTTTCATCAGATAAGTTACTGTTACCGTCTAAAGATCTTAAGAAAATATTTAACTTACGCACATCATACGTCATCCCAGAGTGGGCTCAAAGCCCAGATCACTTAGCAATATTAGATGGCTTTACTGTTCATCCAAACCTTGCCAAATTAACACCAGATGATATTAAAAACGATGGTAATAATTATATTTTTGCAATTGATACAGCTGATGGATTAGGTAGAGATTATTCAGTAATTAATATTTTTAAGTTAGCAGCACTTCCATTAAAAATGCTAGATCAAGTAAAAGACTTTATTAAAAATGAAGGCGATATTTTTACACTAGTACAAGTTGCAACGTTTAGATCAAACAAAAAAGATATTAACGAATATTGTAACACTTTAGAACATTTGTTGTATAATATCTTTAATCCTGAAAAAGTTAAACTTTTAATTGAGCTTAACCATAAAGGAGAATGGGTAATGGATAAACTAACACAAAACGAGGATTTTTGGCCAGGTCAAGTAATTCATTCAAAGCACACAACCACTTCTATAAATTGGAAACCTGGATTAAAGATGACAGAGACAAATAAGACTAAATATTGCGAACGTTTTAAATATTTAGCTGCTGTAAATAAAATTTTACCAAATGAACATAAAACAGTTCATGAGCTTGGTGCATTTGGCCGATCAAGTAATGGTAATTACCGAAGTCAAAGCGGAAATGACGATTTAGCAATCACATGTGTTGAAACCGCCGCATTCTTTGAATCACCAAATTTTTGGGAATTAGTAAATGAAGAACTTGACAGATTACCTAAAGAGTATTTGTCAAAAGTATATTCATTATATTTAGGAGAAGCTTATCTTGGAAATTCGTCAGGATACGATCACTCTGCCTTACGAGAATTAAATACAACAGCTGAGGTTAAAAAACCTGGTAAACTAATTAATGTATTTGATGAAATGACAATAAATCAAATAAAAAGAACCCGTGACACCTTTTACGGAAATAATTCAAAGTCAGGCTATGAAACATGATGATTTTTTAAAATTCGACTATGGCACTAACAAAAAGCAAATTTTTGATATAGTAGTTGCCCAAATAGATGTAGCCCTTTCAGAAAAAAGGCCTCACATCTATATTAAAAAACTAAAAATCGTTGATGAAGAATTAGACGTTATTGCAGAAAGTAAAGATTGGCCAAATTGCTTAACAAAAGCGCTTGCCTTTTACAAGCAAATTGAAGATTATGAATCTTGTTCAAAATGCCAAAAATTATTGGATAAGATCAATACTAAACCTAAACCAAAAAAAAGAATCACTAAATCTA